CTGAGCAAAAACCAGAAGAAGCTCAAAAACAAGAAGAACAAAAACAAGAAGAACAAAAGCAAGTTAAACAAAAACAAGTTGAACAAAAGCAAGTTGAGCAAAAGCAAGTTGAGCAAAAGCAAGTTGAGCAAAAGCAAGTTGAGCAAAAGCAAGAAATAATAACCCCACCACAAGAAAAAGAAGTACCTAGGCCTAAATTAATTTCTAAAAAAGCATTTAGTAGTTTATCTGAAGAAGAGCAAAAGAAACATTTAGGTGCACGATATAATGAAGGATATGGTGGTCAATTTGCTCCCGGAGATAAAATAATTTCAGAAGAACATGGTCCCGGCGTAATAAAAACTGGGGGTGGTCTTAATAAATGGGTAGTAAACTTTGACTCAGGGGTTGAAGCAAATGTACTTGACACTACTTTAGATGTTAAAGAGCCCAAAAAGAAAAAAGACGAGCTAGTAACAGGAACTACTGAAGTAGCCGCTTTACCACAAGAAGAAACTGTAGACGAAGACCTAGACGAAGAAGACAAAGCTGCTAGGGGTATTAAGTATGGTAGTTTTGCTAAATTAGGTCTAACAAATAGTCAGAAAAAACAAATAGAAAATTTAAAAAAAGAAGGTTATGTTCCAACTAAAATTAAAAGTCTTGAACCTTTAGCAATTAAATTATTAGGAGAAGAAAAAGCTAGTAGTTTAAAAGGTGATGAACTAATAACCGCTTTAAAAGATAAAATAAATAGCGAATATAAACCTACTAAAGAACCTTCTGCGGAAAACTTTTTAAACCAAACATATGAAGGTATGGAAGCCGAACCAGCACGTACTGTAGAAAAAGGTGTAGAGTATGCAGCTGCAATGGAAGGTCAACATTTATTTGACTCTGTAAATTATGATGGGGGTGTAAAGTTAGATGTACAGACTAGGTTACTTAAAGCACAAGAAGCTGAAAATAAAAGAGTTAAGGACTTAAAAAAAGAAATAAATGATAGTTATGATGCTAAATTAGCATTAGCGGAAAGAGATGGTACGGTTAGTAAAACTATAAAAGCTGATCTAAACAGACTAAAGAGAGAAGCTTTAAAAAGAGTTGATGCTAAAACATTTTCTTTAGAAGACCCATTAGGGTTTATGTCTTTACAAGAATTAACTAAACTATATAAAAAACATACTGGTAAAGAGTATAAAAAGAACACAACAAAAACAGAAGCATTAGCTAACAAAGATGCTTTTATAAATTCGTTATCTGAAAATGAAAAAACTAAGATAGCTGAACTAACAGATAAACATTTTGAGGGTGAAGTTAGGGCTGTTGCTTTTTCTAGACATGCTGATACTACTATAAAAAAAGAACGAGAAACTCGTGAGGAAGTTTTAGATAAACAAACAAAAGAAAATAAAATTTTAGCTGCTAGAATAGAAAAAGAACCTCTACAAGTTTTAAAAGAACACGTAAATATAATAGCTAACAAAAAACTTAAAGAAGAGCGTACTGAAAGACTAAATACACAACTTGCAGAAGCTGAAGAAAGTCAGTATGTTAATGACCTTTTAGATAGCCAAGAAAGAAAGAAAGCTGCGTCTACAAGAGCTTTAGAAAATACTATTAATAGTAAAGAAACTCATACTTTTACTGAGATGCTAAATAACATAGCTAATCTTGGGTTCTATACAAACAAGTCTGTAGCAAAAGGTTTATTAGAGTTAGTTAATAATTTATCTAAAGAAGGACTAATACCACAAGTTAAATTTAAAATAGCTAAACTAGATAAAGGTGTTAATGGTCAGTTTGATCCTGATACTAATACTATTACTGTAAATGGTAAATTAGGTTCTTTTGATAGCCAAGATGGACGTAGTTTAGAGTCTGTTATTTTGCACGAAACAATGCACTATCTAATAGACCATATACTAGATAATAAAGCTAAATACCTTAAATCTATTAAAGACGTAGAGCATAAAAAACGTGTTGAAGCTGCTTTAAAAAGAATAGAAACAAACTATAAAATAGCTAAAGTATCTCTTGGTAAAGATTTTGAAATAGGTAACTTAAAAGAGTTTATAGCGGAAGTTATGTCTAATAAAGACTTTCAACGTGAATTAAGAAAAATACCTAGTTCTAATCCATTTGTTAAAGCTGCAAACTTATTAAGTGATATTGCGTTTAACGTAGCTAAAGCTTTAGGTTTTAAAAATGACCAGTCTTCTATACTAGCCGAGTCTTTGGAAGATATATTTAATATAGCTACAATACCTACTGATTTTAAAGGTAAAGGTATTTCATTTGCTAAAAAAGCAGAACCGAAGGGTGCTCCTAAAAGTGCACATGACGTATCTGGAAGTGCTATATTGCAACCAGAAGTTAAAAGAATGGAATATTTTAAACATAGGTTTTTAACAAGGCAGGGTTGGCAACATACTGTACATGCCCTACAAAACGATAGATATTTTGCTAAAGTTTGGGAAGATATTAATGAATTAGGCGGAAAGATAATTCATGACCCTAAAGGACTATTTAATAATATTTATACTCAACTTACTTTAGCACAGCAAGCCTCCCTTAATTTAAGAAAACGATATTTAGCCAAACCAGTAGATAGGTTAAAAGCTGATATTTTAGAGCTTGATAAAGTATGGGGTAAAAACTCTGTAGATGCTACGCTTAAAACCTTACACAACTTTATACTTGGTATACATGGCAAAGAACGTAGACTAACTAAGTATGAAATGACTGTAGAGCTAGACAAAAGTAAGGTTATAAAAACTAAATCAGGTAATCTTATTAGTCCAGCTGATAGAAGAGCAGATATTACAGGTTCAAGATTTACTGATCCTCTTAATCCAAAACCGGGTTTACTAGATGACCCAAGATTAACTACGGCTCAAGTTGCACAATTAAAAGCAGAAGTATCATGGCTTGTTAAAAACTATGCTAAACCATTAGACAAAAAGAAACTTAATATAAATGATGCTTCCTATGATGCTGTAGGGTTAGAAGCTGCTGAAGAAGATAGATTTATACAAGACTATAATGATTTAGCTACTATAGATCCAAAAGCTCGTGAGTTAGTAGACAAAATAATGCGGTCTATGAAGGTTCTTAATGAAGCTACTGAAACACTAGATAAAATGTCTGGTTATTGGTCTAAACCTGTAGATAATTGGATAAAATTTTATGGGTGGAAAAACTATGCTCCATTAAAAGGTTTACCTGAACATAATAAAATAGATGAAGCTTTTGAAAGAGAGGGTATGAAACAAGGTAGAGAGTTTAGAGACTATCATAACACATGGGGAGGTCGTGAAACTCCTTCTGAAAACTCTATGCTCCAAACTATAGCTGATGCAAGTAGAGCAGCTGATCGTGCTGGTAGAAAAGATTTAACTCAATCTATTAAAAATGCCGCAAAAAAAGGTAAATATAATACAAATGGTACTGGAATATTAAATGCTAGAGTAGAAGAAACTATTCCATTTTCAGAAAGAGGTTCTTTGAAGAAACGTAGTAGAGAGATGCGTATGCTTCACTATAATTCTGATGGAAGTATTGATATTATAAAATTTGAACCTGAAGCACGTAATCTATTTGACTCTATTAGTCGTACTTACAAAGCTACACACCCTATGTGGAACGCAGCAAATTGGCTTACTAGCCATGTAGGACAATTACATACAAGGTTTAACTATAACTTTGCTCCTATGAACTTTGTCCGAGATACCTTGACTAATGCTTGGGTAATAGGGGCTGAAATGGGGCCTAAAGAAGCAGGTAAATTCATAGCTACAGTAGCAACTAAAATAGTTGTAAATAAAGGATTTTCTAAAGCTATGAAAGTAGCATCTCTTTATGAAAACAATAACTATGATGCACTAGATAAACTTGCTAAGACTGATCCTTATATAAGAGATATGGTAGACCTTATTGAGCATGGTGGAAAAGTATCCTATATGCAAGGTATGGGTATCAAAGCTAACTATGAAGACTTACATAAAATAGCAGGTAGATCAGGTATTCTTGCTAAATGGGGTGAGATTAATAAACTTCTTAACATATACAACGAGATGTTTGAAATAGCTAGTAGGTCAGCTGCGTTTGGTATAGTTAAGCAACAATATTTAACAGAAAACTTAAAAGCTGGTATGCCTCAAGCTGAAGCTGTAGCTGCTGCTAGTATAAAAGCCGCTGCATATACTAAGAACTTAGCTAACTTTGAGCAGGTGGGTAAGATAGGTAAAGAAGTTGGTGCAATATATATGTTTGCACGTCCATCAGCTACAGGTGCGGTTAGATCTATTGAAGCTATTGCCCCTGCTATGAGAGGCTCTTTAGAAAGAGCTGTTAAAAACTTACCTGATTCTGGAGCTTATAAATACAAAGTAGTTAATGGTGTACGAGAATATGCTAACCCAGAAGCCGTAGCTAAATTTAAAGATGCCTATAAAGTTAAACAAAAAAATGCTAGGCATATGGCAAGTATATTAATGGGTGCTGGTATGGCTATGTACGCTATGTCATATATGATGGCAGATGATGACGAGTTTGAACGCAACAAAACTGCTGTTGATAATATGGATCAGTGGGCTAGGTTTGCTAGGTTTCACGTACCTAATAGTATTTCTAAATCACTAGGTTGGAAAGATGATACTGTATTTCAAATACCTTGGGGTTTTGGTTTAGGCTCATTTATGTCTGCTGGAGCGCAAATAGCTGGAGTATTAGGTGGAGACACTCCACTAAAAGAAGCTATAAAAAACATCTTTTTACAAATTTCGCTAGACTCATTTGTTCCGATACCAGTTTCTCGCATGGATCCACTTGAAGACCCATTAGAGTTTGCTATAGATTCTTTTATGCCAAGTACTGTTAGACCATTAGTAGAGTTTGCATTAAATAAAAATGGTTTAGGACAAGATATTTATAGAGAATCTGTCGGTACAAGCACAGGCGGTGAAGCTTATAACAGAGGAGATAAAGTTCCAGAAATATATAATTGGTTGGCTACATACTTATCTCATAACTTTACTAACCCATCTACAGGAGAACCTATTGATATAACTCCTAACTCTTTATATTTCTTTGCTAATAGTTATGTAGACGGTGCTTCTAGAGTTGCAGAACTAGCAGGTGGTACAGTACTTGGTAAAAAAGCATTTGATCCTAAATTAGATGTACCTTTAATTGGTTCTTTCTTTGGCTCCGCATCTAGCGTTGATGCACGAGAGTTTGGTAAGATGGAAGTTAAGATTAAAGATATGAAGGGTATGCTCAAGATGTATGAGTCTAATCCAGAGCAGTATGAAAAGTATATAGCAGCTCACCCAATGAACGAGGAGCTAGTAGATATATATGAAAATGCTGTTGGTGGGGCTTTAAATGATCTATACCATGAAGCTAAAGAATATAGAAGGATGGAGGGGCTATCTCCTAAAGAAAGAGAAGCCCTTATTAAACCTATTACATTAGAAATAAATCTAATTAAACATGAGTTACTTGAGCAGTTTAAGGCATATGGTGCAAGCCCTTACTAGCTTATTCTCCATGTACGTACCCCTATGTAGTCGTTATGAGTGACTACATAGGATTTTATTTTTACCTTAGCTCTCTTAGCTCCTGAGTCTAAAGAGTACATTAACTCCGTTGTACGTAGTGTAGGAATAAAAAAACTATCCCCCACTCCCATAGACTCAAATGGAAATATCCATTCTGGTTCCTCGATTCTATTCGTCATCCTCTAGCCACTCTTTAGGAAATTCTGTTATAAACACATAGCACCATACTGGCTCTAATACAACTGAAGTCTTCCACCCAGAAGTCAGCCTTACTCTAGAATCAGCTGGCTCCATAACTCTTAGTTCTCTCATAGTAGTTTCAAATTCACGTGAGCTAATATTACGTTCAGCCAAGTAAGCTTTAAATACCGTCCTAGATATTTGTAATGTGCTTTTGTCTGTATCTACTCTAGCAACCAACTGACCGCGCGGTTCCATAGCTACTTTGCCTTCTTTTAATACCAGCATATTAGCCATGTTCTTATTGATAAAGTCACCGAGTACAGATTGGTAGTCAATCTTATTAACAGTAATTACTTTATCTTTTATGTGTAACATCTCATCTACTACGTTTTGATACACACGCTCTAGGTCTAATTTAATTATCCCACTATTCACAGCAATAACACCTGCTGTCATATTAGCTTGCACTAAGTTCTCGTAGAATCTATACGCTGAGTCACCAGTACGAAAGTCTTTTCTAAACCTAGTTTTCCAGTAGTTCATAGTTTCCATTATAAACTCATCACCTACATTAAATACTTCTTTAATAAACCTAGAACCTGCGTGACCATAGTTATATCTAAATTGGTCAAATACTCTTTGTCCAAACTCCCCACCTTTTTCTCCACCAAGAAGTTCAGGCTTTTTAACAAAGAACTCAATTAACCTAGCTGCCTCTCCATCAGGGGAAGCTTTAAGTGTTTCTAATTTATTATATATAGATTGATTAGTTGTAAATACACCAATTAATGACGCTGACTGCTCATGTTCACGTTCAGCATTAACTGAACCTTGCATTCTAATTTTAGCTTTTCCATGCGAGATTTTATGTATTAATTGACCAAGTATTTTTGGGTCTTTGTCCCCTATTTCATCTATACCTAGTGTTAAATTATGTAAAGCTAGATAGCGACCTGTCATACCATTGTCTGTAGATTCAACTACACTTAAGTCTTTAGGATTACCAAATACACTTAGCCCTGCATACATAGCCCCAGTCTTACCACAACCTGACCTACCTAACAAAGATACTGCTACACCTGACGTAGATGTATAGCACATTAAAGGAGAGCCAAAACCACATAACATTATAAATGCGTGTAGTTCCAATCCCCTTTGGTCTAACTCGTTAGCGGCTGCTTGCCACTTCTCATAAGAACCTACAGGTATTAAATATTTAGACGTACCCTTTACCATAGGTGATGCAGCTGAAGGTCTCTCTGTACCATCGTTACATATTTCAGTATTTCCTATAACAAAGTTTTTCTTTGCCCATATAGCATTACCATTTGTTATTTCTTCTGTCCAGCCCATTTGCATACGCATAATTTCTGCTTGTTGGTTATTAACCATATATTGCCCCCATTTGATTACATATTGTGTCAGCTGGTTCACAGCTGTTGGATTATAAAAAACACCGTTACCTGACATTATTACTTTAAACTTTTCAGTAGAGTAAACATCTTTCATTGGTAACGTAAATTCCCTAACTGCATCGTTAGGAAGTATGAGCCGCATTACTAAACACTCTCCGTCTGTAGCACTAAACATTCTACGTAATGGATATAGGTCATGCGGTAATAATAAAATTGGATCTTCTGTGTGCTTAACTCCATCCTTATCTACTTTTGCAGGTGGTATAAAATATATACCTCCATTCTCACCACGTACAAAAGGCATTAAGAACTTTGGAAACACTAATGGTGCTATTGCTGGAATAGCTTCGGTATCCTCGTCCTCCCGAATTGGTTCCTCCTTATCAACTTTATCCCCTGCAATTTGCAGTTCTCGTGCAAGAACAAAGGGGGTGTTAATTTTTCCTCTATGTCTACACCCGTTACATAGGTCGGGTGAGTTTGCGTAGAACCAATCACAGGTTCTTGGTTTTTCAAAAGAATGTGCTGTTTTAATAGTTTCTTCATAGTTATATTTAGAATATCCGTTTGACATCTCATGTATAGCAGTCTCACCATCAGCACATTTAACGGCAATAGTTAATCCAGCTGCCCATAAGTCTCTTGGTGCTGATTCAACGTTTATAAGAAGCTCACGTATCTGTGCGCACCCCCTATCATTAACGCTTTTGTCAGCTAATTCTGCAAATGTATATGTGAAATTATCCAGCTTTAGTATAGCTTTAGTATCATCGTCTAGTCCTTTAGGAAGACTATCTAATATATTATTTATTGAGTTTGTCAAGTTCTCAGGTAAATCTTTGGATCTTTCAGGTGAATCTTTGGATCTTTCAGAAGTTTCCGTTCCATCTAAGAAATCTTTAAAAGCTTCAAACGAATACTGATTAAACTCCGTGTCTATAAATTTAGTAGGTGACGGAGGGTCAGTTTTATAGTTATTAGTTTCTGGGCATCGCATAATACGTGCGCCATCTGCCATAACTGCTGGGTCTGCGTATATATTAGCTAAACAAAACTGTTTAAACTTTACTGCATAGGGTAAGTATTCCTCAAATGGAACCTCTTCTTCTAACAACCAATACGCATGGATGCCAGTTCCTGAGTCTATTCTAACAGGAGGAGGTAGCTCGTTTTCATCTATGAATTTATTTAATGCTTCTAAGGCTGAGGCTTTATCTATGTAGCCCTTACCATGTTCAGCTTTATCTTCACCAACATCTAAATCAACGAAGAATGATCGGAAGCTATGGCAGTCTGTTTTCTTTCTGCTATAACCGTTAAAAGCACCCAACGCTACAAAAGTATTGAGTCCTCTATTGTTCAAAGTATTAATGTGCTCTATTACACCATCTAGCGTTTCAGAAAAATAGTTAGTAATCTTGCCTGTATCTGAGTTTATTCCACTAATACAGTAAACACCTTGCCTCGGTAATGCTTTCTTATAAAATTGTTTTAACATAATCGAAGGGGTCAAAAAAGCAGGGTTACCCCTGCTTATGTTTATGAAATGTGAGATGTAGATTATATCTTTTCTATAACCTAGTCCACTATTTGTGTATCAATTATACTATTTAAATAATTTCTTGCATTCTCAATAGTAGTTGCAGGTAAGATACCTTTCTCAAGATCAGCTTCTATTATGGAAGTTAAGTCTACAACAAGGTCTAAGTTTTTTTCTCTTAAGTACCCACCACGAAACCAAGCATAAACAGTCATACGAGATACTTTCATAAAGTCTGCAACATACTTAGCTGGTAGATTAGCTTTTAAACACAACTTAGCTAACTTTACTCCTGCACTATTTGATTTAGAACTTTCCGTTAGATTAATAAAATCTAAACTATATGATCGTGCCATGACTACTCCTTATGTCTTAGACCATTTTTTAACAACATCGGCTACTGCTTCACCCTTAGATGCAGGTATAGTAGACTCACGTTTCACAGGTTCAGGGGTTTCTTCTGAAGAACTTTCCAGAGCTTGTAAAAACTCTACTTCAGTTGCTTTAGAAGCTTCCTTATACATGTGAATACTAACAGCACGTTCAGCATCTTTACTATTAGCTTGTTCAGCAATAGTGTCTAAGTCTTCTACAGGCACACCACTTACAGGAGAGAATACAACTTTAGAATAAGTTACTGAAGTATCAAACTGCATTCTAGTAATAACCCTACCAGCACTTACATTGTTGTTAGCTAAGTATTGCACGTAGGGGCGGAACGGACGTTTACCGTCTTTCTCTTCTCCAAAAACTGAAGTAGATGGTAGCACTAATTCCATTACGTCACCTGCTGGATCATTTGGAAGAACAACAGCTATTCTCCATTTCAATGCACACTTAGAACCAACACCAGCGTTACCAGAGCCTTTAATGCTATGTGGGCAACTTGAGCAACTTGTAGACTGTGGGTTCTCTACATCTTTATCTGGAGTATTAGAGTCAGAAGACCAGCAAGTTGCATCAGAAGTTTCTCCTTCTACAAACGGTTTATCATACATAATACGTGAAGCCTTATGAGCCATCTTAACAATAATGACATTCATGTGTCGGTCTTCAATAGCCCCTACTTCTTTACTACCTACGTATTTGCGGAATACACCACCTTTAATTCTAAGACTTTTACTACCACCATTTGCTCCACCTGCTACCGCTAAGGTATCAGCATCAAGACCAGATTGAACCAAGTGTGGGTTTGAAGCTAAAATATTTGCTAATTCAGTACTCATTGTCGTTCCTTATTTTGAAGTTGGTTTTCTTACAGTTATTCCGAATTCTCTAAACACACTAACTCCGGGGGGTAAACCCTCCGAGGCTACACTAAATTCTGTAAGAAATGATTTAAAATTACCTTGATGGATTCTACGTTCTAGTAAGTCGATAGCTTCATGCTCTAAAACAAAATCCTTAAAATTACCCCAGTCATTGCAGGTATATCTTTCTTTGGTGCTACGCATAACAGTACCTTGAGCAGTTTTAATACTATCAGCTCCAGTTGTGTTACATATAGCCAGCATTGACTGTTCTAATATAGCCATATCAGCTTTAATAGCTTTTTCTTTTTCATCACAGTCAGCTAATATTCTCTCACGTTCTGTACGTAATGTCAAGTAGGCTTTTACTAATTCATCTAAACTTAATTCTTCGCTCATTGTTATATTCCTAGTTCTTCTTTATATAAATCGACAAGTTTTGTGTGGTCGTTTACTTTACCTTGAAGCATCTCATACATCTTACGTTCTACTTCAGAGCCTTGTAAATTGACTACTAGCATTTTATTAACTTGTCCCAATCTATCTATTCGAGCAATACATTGTAGGTATGTTTCTACACTCATTACTGGAGACCAAAATATAATAGTATCTGCTGATACTAAAGTAATACCATGTGATCCAGCTTTAGGTTGTATAACAAGTACCTTTGGTTCGTCTGTTGATTCAAACCTATCTATTATTGCCCTTCTATTTGATGCTGATACTGCGCCGTTAATTACGTCATTGGTTACTCCTTTTGAAGTTAAGTGATTACAAACTAATTCTATGGTGTGGCTATAAGGAACAAATATGAGAACCTTATGTGAAGCCTCGTTTATTACGTCCATCATTTCTCTAAGACGTGGGGATACGTCAAACTCTACTACTTCACGAGTGTCTGTGTATACTGCACCTCCAGATATCTGTAATAGTTTAGTTAGTTTACTTGCTGCATTTACTGCACTTATTTCCTCCCCAGCTGCTTCTATAAGCATTTGGTTCTTTAGTTCTTTGTAGTATTTAACTACTTGTGGAGATAAGGGTACTTCTCTTGTTTGATATACTACGTCAGGTAGGTCAAGGCATTCTGCTTTAGTAAACCTAATCGCTGGTTGTAATGCATCAAATACTGTTTGTGTAGCTGTAGGTCTTGGAACCCACTTAAACTGTGTAGCTTGGAACATAACTTTGTCACGCCACGCAGTAAAGAACTTAGGTACTAAATTAGGTGATACTAACTTAGATAAACCAAACGCATCTAAAGGAGACTGAGCCGCTGGTGTTCCAGTCAGCATCCAAAGTCGAGTACTTGGTCTTAATAACTTAGCTAAAGTTTTCCATCGTTTAGTAGATGCTGTTTTATATGCAGATGCTTCGTCAACTACGATTAGGTCAAACCCAGCTTTATTAAGTTCATCACTTACCGTACACATACCGTCAAAGTTTATAATTACAAACTCATAACCATTATTTATTATTTTAATTCGTTTAGAAGAAGTACCGTGCGCTACTCCAGCAGTTCTGTGCATAGCTGTTTTAAATATGTCGGACTGCCATGCTGAGTACATAATAGATAGTGGACATACTATTAGAACTCTTTTAATTAAACCTTTGTTCATTAAGTAATCAGCCGCCCATATAACACTAGCGGTCTTACCTGTACCAGCTTCGTTAAAGCAAAATGCTCTATCTCGTATAGACAAGAACTCTGCAGTAGTCCTCTGGTGTGCAAAGGGAGCGTATAGTCCGGGCCAGTTATAGTCTATAGTTATAGGAGATGGTATCTTTAATGTGTTAGATACTCTAGCCATGTGTTGCATTTCTTCTAGTCCCCATGCTACAACCACGTCGGCATAGAACCCATCGTCTTCTAGTACGATACTACGCTCTAAATGGTCAGTAATTAGTGGAACTTTATTGGAACTAATTTTAAATATTACTGCTTGGTTATCATGTATTAGTTTCATAGCTTCATTGTATAGATTGTAAAGCCCCTTTCGGGGCTAGTTTAAGTTCTTATTTTTTACGTTCTTTCTTACTCGTTTCGGAGGTTAATCCCCCCTTACTGTTTCTGGAAAAGGATCGGTTTTTAGTTGCCGATTCTATGCGTACTCCATCTTTGTTAGAACCACCTTTGGATAAAGCTTTAACATGAGCTATGTCTTTACCTTCACGTTTATCTGCTTCGCCATTATGGTTTTTATCCGCACCTGTTTTGTCCATTGCACGTCTAGCACGTTGCCTTTCCATTCGGTTAGCTAATTCACCTCTAGCTACTTGTTGCTGGTATTCTTTCTTGTAGGGTCTATCAGCTGGATTTTTGTAAGCCATTATCTTACTCTCCTCTCTCTATAAAATTCACAATCAGTAATAGGACACCATCCGCATAAAGGGGTGGGATTAGGAGTCCACACGTTTTTTTCATAAGACATACTCAATCTAGCTAAGTCAGGTGTAAATGATAACCATAGCTTATCAATCTGTGATCTAATATATTCTTCAGGGATAAAACTATTATGAACTACAAATAGTAGTCCTGCTTTTACGTTCTGTACCTCTGGAAAATGAGCAAATGTCATTAGTGCCATAAGTTTTAATTGCTTTACGTCTGGATACTTATTGCTACCAGTTTTGTAATCTATTATATATGCAGTATCTCCATCCACTATGAGTAAGTCCACTATACCTCTTACCCATCTATCTTCAGAATCAAATGCTATTGGGTTTCTATTATGGCATAGAGCCATTTCATACTCCGTGTACTTAGTTCCTTTTATAGCTATTAAACTATCTGTTACTGCTTTGAATTTCTCATAGTTAGTTGGTAGTGGAGTGCCGTCTTTAACGTAGTTTTCTAAAGCTTTGTGTACCTCAGTCCCATAAATCATAGCCTCAGATTCTTTCTGCACATAGTTCTTCAAAACTTTTATCTGATGATATTGTTTCGGGCAATTTAAGTACTGCTTTAAAGCAGAGAATGACCACGTGTAACTCATTAACAACTCCTATATTATTTAATGTCTATTATAACATGACTTTTATTAACAGTCACCATAACTATACCCTGAGCTAAACTCACATGCTATAGGCAACCCCTCAGCCCAGCTAGGTGGAGTAGACATTATATTAACAATAAACTTTTCAGCTTCTTCCAACTCATCTTCTGGCACAACGCATACTGCGGCATCGTGGACTGTTAAAGCTGGTCTGTACCGTTCGTTTATCTTTATCATCTGTTCACCTACTATTATTCTAGCTATTGCTTGAACAACATTTTCCACTAATGCCCCACCCCATATAGACTTCATACCCATACGTGATTTATATTGGTGATAGCTCTTAGCTTCTTCTGTGTAGAGATGTAAGTTCGGATACTGTATATATAAACCATTAGGTAGTCGTATTCCTTTCTCAGTTATTAATAAGCACTCATTCTCCCCATAGTAGTATGGGGTTCTACTAACTCTATTACCCGCAAAGTCTGTGTATTCCCAATCAACTAAGTCTTTTAATACTCTATCGCCATCTTTCCATAGAGATATAATCTTGTCATTAGTTTCTCTATACAGTTTTACTATACTCTCACATTCCTCTAATGGTAAGTCAGCTCCGGGAGGTTGTGTCTTCAATGTATGCTGTAGCTTAACTGCACCTGTGCCAAATCCAAGTCCGAGAATACAAGTCTTACCAACAAATCGTTCAATAGGATTAGCCTTAGTAATTGTCTTATCGTAAATCTTAGAAGCAAAAATGGAATACACGTCCTCTTGATTAGCAAACTGTTCTGTTACATCATCCTGCCCTGCTAACCAAGCTAATACCCTAGCCTCAATTTGTGATGAGTCGCAGTTAATAACAACGTACCCATCTTCAGCAACAATAGAGTTCTTTAGAGCTTTCTTTTTCTTATCCCTACTCGGTAAGTTTTGTGCATTAATAGAGTCCATACCACTCCACCTACCTGTGTGCGCTCCGTAGTATTTTAGTGGTATAGGTAAGTAGCCTTTATTTCTTGCACCAATACCTATGAAACGCTCTAACCTTGACTCCTCTATAGTAGATTTAGTACCCAACCGAACGGCACATAGTTCCTGTATAAATATATCTTCGTGTTCAGATAGCTCTATAAATCCTACATCGTTCTTAGCTAAGGCATAAGTTTCTTTACCTGTAGTATTACTTATCTTCATAGGTGGTTTAACACCTAGTTCAACTAATAGTTCAGCAAATTGTTTATTACTAGCTAACACTTTACGTACAGCTTCGTCTGTATCACAGTTGAGTTTACTTTTTAATGAACTAAGCATAGTTTGTTTTTCTTCTATGACTTCGTCTAACCTTTCAATTAACATAGCATCATCAACTTTTAACACAGGACATATAAACATCCTAAGTGTCATATCAATTAAGCTAAGTTCATTGAGTGGAAATTCAGTTATTAGTATCTTATACAACCCATACGTAATATCTACGTCGTTTATACAGTAGTTAGCGTAGTCTTTTAGTTCAGCTTTAGAAAAGTCTTTTCTATGCTTACCCTTAGCATCATGTACTTCTGTACCCTTTTCATTCAAGCCATATCTAATAGCCAGCTTTGCTAGTGAGCCACCTGCATCTACACCGTGTATAGCTCTAGCCATACTAAGAGTATCTATATATAAATCAGGTTCAATACCTAGTACCCATCTTAGTATAGCCCCATCAAACATAGTGTTATGACACACTAATGTAGCCTCAGCCCAGTCGTACTTAGATAAAGATACTTTTATTTCTTCATGTGTACCTGTGTACCATATAGTTGGGGTATCATCTACCTTTACTGCAACACCTATGATTTCAAATCTTTTATCTCGTATGTATTCTTCTGTTGTAAGTTTAGTTAATGAAAAACCTTGCGCCCAATAAGTCTCAAAATCTAAAGTTATAATCATACGTAGCCTAATGCGTGGGCTATCCAAAAACCGTTAGTAACAATAAACCCTGAAAATGTAAATTTAAATGCTCTTAACAAAGTAAATAACCTAGCCGCAGATACCTCTAACAACCACATCTCTTCGTCAAAATCATCTGCTTGTGACATATCATCTCTAACTTCTAACAGCCCATAAAAAAGTACTTTAGTAGGTACATTTATAGCATCTCGTATTGTTTTGCTCATTGTATTAATCTCTGTTGTTATCGTTGATGTTTTATTTCAATATCATATAATGGATATTCTTTTTCACACTCTTCACATCGTTGTATTTTCAAACCATAAAAGTACATAAAGTACTTACATACATGTGGGGGACAAAACCATTTTCTAATCTTTTTAATCATTCGGTCTCCAATATTTTGATCCTGCGGTCTAAGTAGAATCTAGCTTTCTTTAAATCTTCTAGCTTATTGATCTTGTATCCTGCACGAGACACATACTTAATTACATTAGCTAAGTGAAAGTCCGTATCCAACCCTTTAGCTTCTAAATAATCTAGCACTTCAATCCCACCATGCGTATAGTGAGCTGGGTTATTAATAGGGTCAGCTGGAACTTTCTTAGGTTCGTGGGAATAATGACTTAGGTTATTAATGGTTTCAGCTGGAAGTTCTTTAGGTTTCCAAACAGGTTTTACAGTTGATTCTTCATTTATCATATTAGGGTAACTCCATAGGTTTATTGGGGGGAATACAAGGTCAGCCCATTTCACTTTTCAAAACTCTTTCTTTTTCGTATAGCTCTACTACCTGTTTGTATTCTTCCTCAGTTAATATCATCTTAAGTACATTTAGCCGTGTTTGCTCAGATACAGTGACGAATTTTGGAAACGCTTTCATGTATACAGGTTCTTCATCATTCATTCCCTACCTCACGTTCATAGTCATCACGGCACTGCTCATCACACCACCGTCTACCATCAACTACATCTCCATCACAGAACCAACATCTATTAGATTCGTTTTGATATATATCCAACGGTTTGCCACGTTGTAGTGCTATTTGTTTCTCTAAGATCAGTTGTGCCTGATCGTTTGCTTTATCTATTACGTCACTCATAGTCTTCTTTTGCTTTAAAAGGGTTTTTCTTTTTACGATTCTTGTTACTTGTTTTGTTAGCCATAGGTCTTTAGCAATGTGCCAATACAGTTAAGTTAAGGACTATAGAAGCGATAAGTAATCCAGTTGCAATAACCAAGTATGCTCTATATTTTTGAGCCTTGTATTCGCTCTCATCTGCGTTATAAAATCTCATCTTCTTTACCTTGTTCAAGTTTTGAAATGTCGGCTAGTATAGCATAATAACCACAATAGGATAGGCAAGCTTCATAAGAACCATCACCTGTTTCTGACCAAACACTACATTGATCTAGTACTCTATCTGCTTTTGTTTGTAATTCTTCTATATCATTTTTCATTTCTTTTCTCCCTATTAGCACGTGTAAGCCCTTCAATGTAATCTAAAACCGCTTGCGCTAAGTCATTTTCATTAGAAAACCTCATACATAGAATTAACTCCGCTATTGCTTCTTTTCGTCCAACTAATAAATAGGATCCAAAGGTATCTTGCTCAGGTTGGGCTAGGACTTCTTTTATTTCATCAACAAGCTCCCCTTGCCACATATGGTTTACAACTTTTTGTAACAGCTCTCTTTCTTTACTCATTCCCCACCTCCAATGCCGTGTGCTTTTTCTGCATCGTAAACACCAGCCCAATAGCTGTCAGGGTGTGTTGCTTTCTTATTAGCCCTGTACATATCCGCAGTAATGCCATCACCTAAAAGCTCACGCTTTGGTGGTGCTGTGTATAGAGCTGTCCAATTTTCACTATACTTGTTACCATCAGATAGAAAACATCCTCCAGAATCATTCATCCAAGCCACAGGCTCTTGCTTACTCAACGCAGATTTTCTTCCTGCTTCATACCCAAAATTAACCCAATCCTTTTTGAGAACTTCTAGGTCTTGCTCAGGTTGGGCGAGGAGTTTTCTAATATCATTTAAAATGCTTGCTTCAGGTGATTTATGGTGGTCGCCTCCGTAACCCCACTCATAATCTTCTAAAATTCCCAGAGCGGTTTGCAATAAATCTCTTTCTCTACTCATAATCAACTCCAAAATGTTCATTTACTTTTTTTACGACATCATCAGCACAGTCCCAGTCACTCTGATATGCTACATTATCTCTGACAATAGCCATTGCTTCTTCTAAAATTAATTTAGCAAACTTTTCTGGATCAACTTCGCATTTATCCTGCCCATCCTCAATAGTCCATACTTCCGCCAGTTCAGCAAGTTCTTTAATTTTTTCACTCATTCCCCACCTCCAATGCCGTGATGTTTTTCAGCAAACCTCACCCCAGCATGGAACGCTAATCGTTCTCCTATATGTATCAATTTTGGAGTGTTTTTAGTTATCTCTTTGTCACTCAAAGTCTCACGTTTTGGCGGTTCTGTGTAGAGCGGTATTACTTCAAATATTTCCCTGTGGTACAAAAAGGGTGTTAAATCAGATACTTGTGTTCTATAACCTGTTTCCTTATTAACTATTATCCATGCTTCAGGTTGTTCAAGTTCTGCTTCTTCATTAACATATATTTCATTTAAGTAATCTTTGACCTCATCAGCTAACCATTCGTATTGCTTGTCGTCTTCTAGTATCCTTGCTACTTTTTTAAATAGGTTTACCACTACGTCTCTGTTCATCACATACCTCCAAACTCAATAAATAGGTCACACTTATCTTCATCATTATTTAACTCTTTCTTAAAATCCCCAAACCACTTAATCGGAGCTGGGTCTATTTCAATAGTTAAATGCCTTTGACACGCCCTGCGTTGATCGCAATCTGTGCCTAAACACCTAGCGTTGTCATTTGGCAATGGGTATTTCATTTGTTGTAGTTTCATACAAACCCCCT